CATTAATTATTAATTACTGTCAACATGTAAAAAAATAATTTGCATCATTTGCAAATCATTGATATTATATTATTAATAATTGTTAATACTTATTAACATTGTCCGAAAGGCCGCAAATGGCAGATAACGACAACCTAACCTATGGTGTGATGCCATCGGGTGAGCGGCAATCAATCCCAGACCGATACCAGATACAGAGCGATTCCGCACATGTCAAAGTACGCGAATTGTCTGCATACGACTTTGTGCTTGACACATACGAAGGGGCGAACGGATACCGTGATGGATCGTATCTGATCCCGCATCCGCGAGAGCAGTTTTACGAGACACGTCGTGAATCTTCGTACTATGTCAACGCATACGCCCCGGTGATTGACGCAATGGTTGTACCGGTATTCAACTCTGAGATCGAGCGCAACACAACCAATGACGCATATCTTGATTTTATCGAAAACTGTGATGCGTGTGGTACTCCGCTACAGCAATTTATGGAGGTCTGCATCACTCATGCGCGCATGATGGGTGTGACGTTCATTGTGATGGACAATTTTCAATCGCAATCTGACACTATGGCGGCGGCACTTGAGAAGAGGGAATACCCCTACGTATACGAGCGGTTGCCACAGTCGATGCGTTGCAAAGAGGTCGATCAATGGGGCCGGTTGGTATCAATATCGTTTTTCGACCAGTGCCGTGAGATAAACGGCAAAGAGGAAAAGCTATACAGAGAGTGGGATTCGAACACCTGGACGCTTTACTTTGAGGACGTAGATAAAAACGGAAATCCACAACGGGTTACGGTGGAAGAGGGAACCCATGGCCTTGGTGTTATACCTGTAATACCAATACTTGGATTCTCGAAAACGAACTCTCTCAAAGATATGCCGAACCCACCGACATACGATCTGGCAATGTTGACGTTTGCATTGTTCAATAAAGAGTCCCAGGTTGTGACGCTCGAACAGTTCCAGGCATTTTCCCTGCTCGTTACCTCTGATTTCGATGTTACATCGTTGACAATCGGACCCTCTACGTTCATCAATTGCGGGAAGGATGCCAAGTTTGCCCCGCAATACATCAGCCCGAACACCGCAAACATTACAACAATGGTCGATAATTGCGAGCGATTGAAAGAGGAGATTTACAAACAGGCAGGACAAAAAGGCGTAATCGGAATCAAGACCGAAACATCAGGAGTTGCAAAAGAGTGGGATTTTCGCGCAGAAGAGGCCGTACTGAAAAAAACTGCCATGGTTGCGGAAGAGACAGAAGAGACGATTGCGAACATTTTCTCTCTCTATATTGGAACTGATGTTGATTGCGAGATTGTTTATCCTTCCAAATTCTCTCCGTCATACGAAACAAACCGTATCAACGATGCAATCAAGATCATCCAGCAGACACCACCAGAAGAAGTGACAACTGAACTTTGGAAAGAGGTCGTGCAATCATTCTGGTCGAACGACAAAGACACCGCCGCAATGTTGATCGAATCAATCGACGAGCCGGAAGAGGATGTATCAGATGAAGAATCTGAAATGCGGGACGAGGAAGGGCAAACCGAAGCCGAGATGACCGAAGAAATGCCAATGCAAAAAGAAATGAACAATGGCACCGCAGAATAAAATCGAGATCAGCGTATCGAAAGTGATGTCCGCATGGCGCGGACTTTCTCCTAAGATCGTTGCAGAGATTATGAAGGGCATCGGATCTTATACCGACCCCGCTATTGTTTCCAAAGTCATCGCCGAAGTATTCAAAAAGTACAAGATAAAGTCCGCACTATCGGATACTTTCACCGCATCTCTCGCCACAGCAATCGGAGCTGGTGCGCGCCGTAAAGTTCCCGTCAAGTCTATCAAGCGTTGGTTCGTTGATAAAGCATACGATCCCGATGTGAAGAAATTCAAGGCATCGATCAACGATCTATCGCGCACATCAGAGATAACCGGCATTATTCGACGTGGAATGGCAAAGAGCAATTCATGGCGGCAAATCGCTCAGGACATGCGGAACTCAAACATACAGGTCGGAGATGTTGCCAAGGACGTTCAAGGCCTCATTGCGGCGGCTCGTCAATCCTATGCACTCACCGGAGATGTACGTGGATACAAGGCATACGAACGCGAGATAATGGCCGTTAAAAAGCGGCTCGACAAATTGGTCGATCCATCAACTTCAAAATTAAAAGCGGCATACTCGCAATTCGTCAAATTAACTGACGGTGCCTCAGCGGATGCGGTTGAGAGAGCGGCAAAATACGCTGTCTACCACAAACAAGCATACAACGCTGAGCGCATCGCCAGAACCGAAATGGCGCGCGCATACGGTCAAGCATCGCAAACAGACCTCGCCTATGACGAAGATGCGATAGGGTGGAAATGGATTCTGAACGCCTCGCACGGTGTAGAGGATGCTGATATCTGCAACTTCCACGCTGAGGCTAATCTATACGGTATGGGTGCCGGTGTGTATCCAAAGAACCATGGGCCTGAGTTGCCTGCCCATCCTAATTGCGTGTGCCAGCAGGAGCCGGTTTACAAGGGCGAGGCAAAGGAATCAAGCGCAAAAGATTTCGATAAAAAGGCCGGTATAAAATACCTTGAGAGCCAATCGAATGAGCGCAGAAAAAAACTAATGGGTATCGAAGGTGCGGAGAAGTTCTCCCAAAAGCCGAAGACGTGGACTCGCAATTTACGCAATTACGAGGGCCAGAAACCACAACCGGCAACGATACCCAAAGACGTTCTTTACGGAAAAGAATAACCACGAAAGGGGTTTAATATGGTAAGGTTTCAAGGGACTACATGGGGATCGACCAACACCGATGTCGGTGCCGATGTCATCATTGGCGATTGGTCAAGCTCGACCGCCGGGATTGGCCTCCCGCTTAATACTGGCCGCACGAAGATCCTTGATGTCTGTTGCGACGATGCCGGTGGCGCGCTAAGCGCAACGGCCTATCGTGCAGTCAGGGCGCGCACGCTTATCACCGCCGCGAAGTCTGGCGATTTCTCCTGCTATGGTTTGCAGGGACACCTCAAAAACACTGCCGCCGACACCAGCACCGGGAACAAGGCTGGCCTGTGGGGCTATTACGAGGCCGGAACCGCCGCAACGATTGCAGCGAACTCTGCCGGAGTATATGCCATGATCGACGCGCCCACGGGGTCGACAATTGGCGGGACGGTCGGAGCAATTCAGCTTTCGTCAAACGATCTGGGCGGGACGCATACCGGCAAAGCCGCTTGTATCCACAGTCCGAATCCCGTTGCGGGAACCTGGGACTATGCGTGGATATTCGGTGATACCACCGGGGCAACTACTGCGAATACTCACAGCATCGATTCCCATGCGCTCAATTTTCTGATCAAGGTCAGGATCGGCGCGACCGCTGGGTACATCCCTGTTTTCGCGGATATCCCAGCATGATAAACATTGAAGCGCTCCAGAAGCGCAGAGCCGAACTCGTCGCGGCAATGGATAACGCGCAACGGGTTTTCAATCAGATCGATGGACGCTTGCAGGAAATTGACGCGATGATAAATTACTGCCAGCAACTCCCGGCGCAGACCGGAAACGACGTTTTTAATGTTGACCTCGATGAAGGTCAGCACAAAACTATAACAACTCCTTAGAGAGGCACACAATGGAACTGACAGAAATTCTTGACGAGATCGGAGAAGAAAAGGCCGCTATTATCAATGCGGCAATCGAAGCTGAAAAGAATCGCGGCATAGAAGCATCACGCAAAAAGGGTGAGGATGTAAAGAAATTTATGACCGTGAGCAACAAGCTTAAGGACTCGCTTCGGGCGCTCAATATCGATCCTGATGGAAACCTTGAGGAACAGATATCAGAGGCGCGCACACGCATTGAAAAGCTGTCCAAAGAAAGCGAGGGCGGCAACGATCAAGTCAAGAGTCTGCAAAAGCAGATGGCCGATATTCTCAAAAAACTTGAGGCATCGGAGAAGGAAAAAGAAACTGTCAACCGGAAACTCACGACAACGAAACTCTCTGAAAGTCTGTCAAAGGCATTTGGGGATTCGATATACGGCGTTGACCTTGCAGTAAAAGACCTAATCACTTCTGGCGTTGTGAAACTGTCGGACGGTGACAAGGTTGTTTTTCTTGACGGAGATAACGAGATTGATCTTGACGAAGGTGTGAATAGCTTTAAAAAGAAGCGTCCCGATCTTGTCAAGAACACCCAAAAGTCAGGTGGTGGAAGTTCTCCGCAACAGGGCAAAGGTGTAAAGGTAATCTCGCAAAGCGAATATGATTCTATGAACGTGGCCCAACGCGCAGCATTTTTTGCTTCCGGCGGGTCGATCACTTAACTTTTTTGAAAGGTAGTTTATTATGGCAAATACGCTTACTGCTCTGGCCCCTGTCCTTTACAAAGCCGCACAAATCACGCCGCGCGAACTCTGCGGCATGATCGCGTCTGTTGATCAGACATTCGACGCGAAAATGGTTGCCAAGGGCGATACGGTCAAAGTTCCCATCATCAGCGCCGGATCGGCTGGCGATTATACCCCGGCGATGACCACCACCGCAGGGTCGAACACCACCCCGACGACCGTTTCGCTGTCGATGGATTACAGCCGCGAATACTCGTTTCACCTGACGGGCGAAGAGGAACAGAGCCTCCAGAACGGTGGAGACAATGCAAAAGAATTCCTGCGTCAGTCTACCGAGCAGGGCCTTCGCACCCTCGTCAATGAGATCGATGCGGCCCTCTGCGTTGCCGCGAAGAACGGCGCAAGCCGCGCAACCGGCACCGCCGCAACCACCCCGTTCGCCACTACGCTCGATGTCATCCCCGATGCCGTCCGCATCCTGAACGATAACGGAACGCCGACCACGGATCGGTATATCGTCCTGTCGAGTGCCGCCGCGACCAATCTGCGGAAACTTGTCACGGTCAACAACCAGCCGAGCGGAAGTCCCGCAGAGGTTATTCTGTCTGGTGGAACTCTTGTCAATCTCCATGGTTGCAATATCCGCGAGAGCAAAAACTATGTCACGCACACCAAGGGCGCCGCCACTGGTTTTGATTGCACGGCAATCGAGCCGGTCGGCGAAGTGACCATCGCTTGTGACGGATCGAACAGTGGAACCGTTCTCGCAGGTGATATCGTCACCCGAGGAAATGAAGGTGGAAGCACCGCCGACACCAACAAGTACGTTGTGTATTCTGGATCGACTCTGACGGGGGCGGCTTCTGGAAATTTCATTTTGAACAAACCCGGCGTTATCCTGGCAACCGCCGCGACAGACGAGTGGACGATTGGCGGGAGTTACACTCCGAATATCGCCATGCACAAATCGGCAATCAAGCTGGTGGCGCGTCCTCCGTACATTCCGGCTTCCCCGCTGATCGAAACCACCATGATTGGGGACGGTGTGTCGGGCCTGACGTTCATGTTCTCCCGCATTGTCGGTGACGGCATGACCACCTACCGCTTGAATATCGTCTACGGGTACGTTGTGGTTCAGCCGCAGTACATCGCGACGATCCTTGGCTAATCTGGCGGGTTCTCTATAACGGATAGGGGGGAAGAAATTCCCCCCATCTCAGGAGCCGGTGATGGAGTTATATCTTAAAGTCGACTCTGTAAAGCTACAAAAAGCGCTTGAAACGGCGGCAAAAGATATAATTCCAGAACTCCGTATCGCCATGAAATCGGCGTGTCGGTCTGTAACGTCTTTAGCGCGCCGGGATCATAAATATACCAGGAAAAGCGGTCAACTCGACAGGTCGATCAGATATCAGGTCGATCAAACGGGATTGTATGGAGAAATATTTCTCGATGAGGGAATCGCTGCATACGGCAAGTATCAGCACGATGGAACCGAACCGCACCAGATCCGCGCAAAGAATAAAAAAGCACTTCACTTTGTAAAAGGTGGTGTGCCTTGGTTCGTTCCTAAAAAGCCATATATACAGCAGGGAATTAAAAATCCGTATTGGCGCAAACTCCAATCCGAAGGAATGAATGTTTCGTTCAAAGGTTTCGTCAATCATCCTGGTATCAAGGCAGACAAATTCCTTTATCGCGCATTCGAAAAGAAAACTCCCGAGATAACAAAAAAACTTGAAGAGGCCGTTGCGGTCGCATTCTCGAAAGCGGGGCTTACCTAATGGCATATATATCATCCTCCGATATCACCGACTCACAGGCACGTGCGTTCGTAACGGCGAACGATTCGCGGCTATCCACATGGTTGGCACGGGTAGAGGACGAGATCGAATCAATCGCGCAAGAGCGCAATGTTCTCGCGTCAGATATCGTGGAGCCGGTACATTACAAGATTAAAGAGTACGCACTATGCTATTTCTCTTTTCTGGTGTTTCAGGATGTATTCACGACGAACAACGTGGAAACGCCAGAGATTGAAAAATACCGATTGAAACTTGATTGGTACAAAGATCGGTGCAATCAGCTTCGGCCAACGCTCACGAAAGAAATGTTTCAGATTGAATCCGCATCATTGTCGGCAAACAATCGGATCGGGGCGGGGATGCTATGGCGGGGATAGGCGAGGTGCAGACATGTATTATACACGACATCGTTTTTAAGGGCATTGTGGACGATGTAAAGGACATAAAAGAGAATACTGCCAAATCCGTGGAACAGATTAAAGACCACACCACAAAGATACTGATAGGGATGTATGGTTCCGACGATAAGCCTGGAAGTGGATTTATACATGAGGTTATCAAAGACCGCGAGTATACCCACGGGAAGATGAAACAATTCGAAGAGGCCATAAACGAGATTAAAAAGATGGTGAATACCACGGTCGTGACGGTCGTGACAGGTGTTCTGGCAATTGCCGGGACGGTAATCACCGCAATAGTTCAGGGGTGGTTTAAATAGTGTCTCGCTTGCTATCAGTTATCATCCCAGCGAGGAACGAAATATTTCTCACGCGCACCGTACAGTCGGTACTTGATGCGATACGTGGTGATACTGAGATTATC